TTCAAAATTCTCTAAATCAAGCGGCGAAGTAAGTTCAAATTCTACATATACTTTATTTTCAGCAGTTTTTTGACCAATTAAAAATGTTTCATTATTTATCTCTGCTGTAAAATCTTGAGGTCCAAAAGGATTACCACCTTCGAAATTAACATCATCTAAATACTTTAAGAATGTTCTTTTTCTAACTATTTTAGCGTTTTTAAAATCAAAATTATTCTGAAGCAAGCTGCTTATTAAATAGTCCTTATTAGCGATTCTAATTTTTGGCCTTGATAATTGACCATTGCCATTGATTTCAAAGCCTTCTCCTTCTACTGGCACAGGGACATATTGAATAGATTGCCAAGTAACATTTCCTCCGAATATAGATCCACCATGAATTGGAATAAAGGCCGTTGGCTTATTGACTGTATCTGGATATATTCTAAAAAATTCTAGCACTGCTGTTGGTTGGATATCCAACAAACTACTCGCTATTTTATTTTGACCTTGACCCATATTTAAATTTACACTATTATTGTTATTATAGACAGTAATGACAGAAATTAAACAAGTAGATCACAATAATAAAGGATTATTTGATATGTTCTATAATTTCTGTATTAAATCTAAACCTTATGATTTTTGCTCTTTAAAATCTCCATCTTTAAGGGCTATTAAAATCAAAGAATATTTTAATTTTTTAACCAAGGAATGCTTTATTATTAAATCTTCAAGACCTGAAATTGATAGATATACTTTTTTTTCTTGGGATGATTCAGAAATTACGCTTCAATTTTCTTTTGGTACTTTCTGTAAAGATCAAAAATTATCCATACAAATGGTTTATGAAACAATATTATTCGCTATGAATAAATTTGATAAATCTTCAATTTCAGCTACTATAACTAGGAAACATAAATTAAATAAATTCTTAAATTGGTTAAAACGATACGATCATATTGGAGAATTAAATATAAAAGAAAATAATATACAAATCATTTGGAAATATGAAAGGTTCAATTAAAGTAATCGGTACGAATAGCATCACAGAGCATCTTCAAAATCAAATTTTTGAAAACTGTATTTTACAAAGCGAAGGTAAGGTCCACTCAATTTTTTTAAATAATGAAAAATATCTCTTGGATATCAAAGAAACTCGCTTTAATGAAAATTTCATATTAATTTTTGGAATTATTAGCGACGATTCTAAATTTGTTGGGAATATTGCTTTGGAGTTTTATTTGGAAAAAAACCTTGACCTTTTTGATGAAAAGAGTAAACTATAAGCACATGAGCAAAAAACAACACAACCTCTATCGAGTCTACGACCATAGAAATAATTACATCCAAACCTACAGCAGCGAAATGTCCGAAGGATTCAAGTGGGCTAAAGATTGTGCGGCAAGAATGAATGGAAGAGTCGATGAAGTAAGCAAATTAGACGATGAAGAAGTAGCATTAACAGTTTTTAATACTTCCCCCACAAAGTAAATAGAAATTTTAGAAAGCTCCATATTTTTATGGAGTTTTTTTATGCTTACCGTGTAATTACGGTTATCATGGAACCCGAAAAGTCCCTCATAAGAGAATTTATAAATGGAGGTTGGATTATCCCATTTATTGGGGCATTGACAATGCTTACGAGATTAATCTCCAGTCCAGTTAAATTGACCATACTTGAGCAATTAAAAAAGATTTCTGCGGCAGCAATATTATCTGGAGTGGCTTGGATTATCATAGATTCGGGAGCAGTTCTTCAGTCATCAGATATTCCTTCTCTGTATAAAGCAATTATTTATGGAATTATTGGTGTTGTATCTCCAGAAATCATTAATGGAATTGTTTCTTTAGCTAAAAAATTTGAAAAAAATCCTGAAAAATTTATTAAAAAATAAATAAACTTCACCATAAGTGTAAAAGTATTCGATGAGTGCTGCACTATATAATATAACGATTGAAAAACGCGCTTGCTTTAGTTTGGCATTAGCTTTTACCAATAGCACTGGTGGTATTTATAACTTATCGGGAGTGACTCTTACTGGGCAGATTAGAAGAGATTTCGATGACGCACTTCAAGCGGTTTTTACGACTCAAATCTTAAGTACGGGATCAGGAACAGCAATTATCAGTTTAGATAGCGCTACAACAGCCAATTTGGATGTCGCCTCAAGTTCTTGGGATCTATTTGCCGACAAATCAGGTCAATGTTCAGACAAATTACGATACGGATCTGTAAGCATAATTAATAATAAGACAAAATGAGATTATAATATAAGATTATGCCTAATAACTTTAGAGTAAAAACTTTACTAGCAGATAGTATTAGAGTCAGTGGAGAGATTGCAGGAAATAATCTTCTTTATACCACTGGTAATCAAAATATTTCAGGAATTAAAAATTTCTATAGTCGCCCCACAATCAATGGTACTGGTATTTTATTGAGTGGCGATATTACCTCTCAACCAGAAGCAACTGGTGTTAGTGGGTATTTACAAGGGCAAATTACTGTTTTAAATAATCAAACAGGCTCTTACGCTTTAAAATCTGGAACGGGTTCATTTGTTACAACGAGTCAAACTGGTGCGTTTTATGCAGCATCAAATCCAAGTGGCTTTATAACAGGAGTAAATCTTTCTAATTATAGCACAATATCTTACACAACAGGTATAAGTGGAGTTTTACAATCTCAGATATCTAATTTAAATAGTGGAACTGGCTATTACGCTTTAAAATCTGAAACAGGATCATTTTTAACCGCTGCTTCAGCCAATTCTCTTTATGTAAATGTAACTGGTGATCAGACAATTACAGGAATCAAAACATTTTCAACTAATATCGTTGGTAGCGGAACACTCGTAATTAATAGTAATATTCAAAGTAATAATGGAAATGTATCTGCTTCTGCCTCTGGATCTTTGAGTATTCTAGGACGCTCAAAAATTTATTCATCATCGGACGGAGCTTTCCAATTTAGAAATAATGCTAACGATGCCAATGCAACTGGCATATTCGGCGCAATCGGTATTGGAACAAGTACTCCAGCACAATTACTGCATGTCAATGGAGCTGGTGCTAGAATCAGAATTTCTAGCACTGATTTATTCGCCAATCCAGTTTTGGAATTAGGTGGAGTCAATTTCACAAACTTCTTATTTGCTGGAAGTGACGGCGCTTGGAATGTAAGAACTGATAGTGCAGCTAGACCTGTATATATTCAATCTATTGGTAACCAAGGAGGTTCTATTGCTCAAGGAAATGTTCAAATAGGTGGTATTTCAGGCGTAAGCTCCCCCAATTCACAATTAGTTGTTAGATCTAACTTCGACAACGTAACTGGAAATTTACTTGAATTACAAGGCTATTCTGGAAATCAAGTATTAAAAGTAAGCAATATTGGAGATTTAACTTCATCTGGAGTATCCAATAGGCTTCCAAATCAAACTTCTGCCAGCCCCGATTATACATTTATTGCTACCCAAGGCATGACTGCCCCTTTCCCTACATTTGGTGGACCACCTCCAATGTATAGGATTTTCGAAGATTTCCCCGTTCAAAATGCAAACCCTAGCTATATTGGAACTCATGGTTGGTATTTTAATGGATCTATTAGCAATCCATCTTTTGCTACAAGCTCTGGACCATTATGTTATGGTGCAATTCAATTGACTAGTGCCGCTAGTAGTGGATCTGCGGGATATGTAAGATTAATAACAAATGGAACTAATGCAGTTGGTGGAGCAATGCATGCTTTATTTGCAATTCCAGATCCTACAAATGCATCATTTTTCATGGGATTTGCAGGTGGTGGCAGTACTGATTATGTTCAATATATAGGTTTAAGCGGTGCTTGGATTACTAGAAAAAACCAAGGATCAAACATCGACAACACTCTATTAACAACAGGATTATCTGGTGGAGATTTCACTTCTGGGACACGTTATAAAGTAAGCTGGAGCAGACCAAGCACAACTACAACGTCAGTTCATATTGCTACTGCTCCTTGGAATATTGCTACATGGACTACAATTTATAATAATACAGTAACGCATACGAGTTGGAACGGCGGCTGGGGACAAATTCAACCACATATTGGAATTGCAGTAGACAGCGGAACAACTGGAAAATCAATTATTGTTGATTATGTAGGTATTGAATTTACAACACAAAGATAATATCATGGAATTCTCAAATAAAAAAGAATTAGTAGGCAAAGTCCAAAAAGCTTTGGGCTTGAAAGAAGATGGCATTGACGGACCAAACACATGGAAAGTCATTGTGGCTAAAATAATTGGCGAAACTGAAGATGTGAAAGAGATTAATACTTTGCCAGAATCATCTAATCCATTATCACCGAAAGCTTTTGCCCTTATTCTTAAATATGAAGTTGGCGGCGGCGAAGATTATTACAATAAATATTTAAAACATCCATCTTATCCAGGTGGAGAAAGCGGCGTTACTATTGGCATCGGATACGATATGGGCTATAATACATCATATCAATTTGCAGAAGATTGGAAAAAAATCCTTAATACTGACTCTTATATTCGTTTAATTCAACACCTTGAAAAGACAGGCTCTAACGCAAAAGCTGCAATTCCAAGTGTTAAAAATATTGAAATCTCTTGGGAATCGGCGCAAATTGTTTTCAAAAATAATACATTGCCAAGATTTATTAACGAAACTAAAAAGGCTTTTCCTAATTCAGAAAAACTTCATCCTGATGCTTTTGGAGCATTAGTTAGCCTTGTCTTTAATAGAGGAGGATCAGTATCTGGTCCAAGTAGAATTGAAATGCTCAACATCAGAAATCTAATTAATTCAAAAGATTATAAAGCGATAGCCAATGAAATCATTAAAATGAAAAGACTTTGGATTGGCAAGGGACTCGATGGTCTTCTCACAAGGAGAGACGATGAAGCAAAATTAATCGCTTCTTGCGCGTAAAAAATCTTGACGGATGAAAAAATGTTGCGTATCATGATTTCAGCGTTGAAAGCATTGCCAAACATAAATAAAATAAATAATGAATCCGTATAAAATCAAGATCTCGGCAAACGATATTTTCGATTATGTTGTTGGAAACAGCAATTATGATCCAATTGAGCGTTGTATTGATCCTACCCGTTTTGAAGTCTTCAATACAGCTATCTATGACAATCAAAATAAATTGAATCTAGAACAAGATGAAAAATTTCTTTTCTTTGCGTCAGAAGTGAGCAAGCTTCGTTCCATTTCCAAAGAAATGGACCCGCGAGAAATCCAATCAATCTGTAATGAACTTGAAGAAGTCGCTCCCACCGAAATTAACCTTGGATAATTTATGCAATACGAAGAACTAAAAGAAAAGATTGTCCAATGGGGCGCAGATAAAGGTATCTTGGAAAAGTCTAACCCGATTAGGCAGCTTCAGAAGACTCAGGAAGAGCTTGACGAGACAATGCAAGCTCTCGTTCAATTTGCAGATGCAAAGACCGATAAGGACAAGCAGGATGCTTTAGACGAAGTAATTGATGGTATTGGAGATATGATTGTAACAATTATCCTTCTGTCTAAACTTGTTGGAGTAGAAACAGTGCCATGTCTTGAGAGTGCATACAATGTAATTGCTGCCAGAACTGGGAAAATGGAGAATGGTTTATTTGTCAAAGATAAATGATTGTCAAAAGAATTGATAAATCTATAGCTGATTTAGTCATATCAAACAAACATTACTCCAATAGGCTTGGCATTTTTTGGGAAGGCTTTGGTCTTTTTGATGATAATAAACTTATTGGAGTGTGTTGCTTTGGTCAACCATCAGCAGCTATTCAAAAATACGCATTTAAAGATAGGAATTTTAGGCTTTATGAATTGACCAGATTGGTTGTAGATAACGGCGTAAAAAACGCCGCATCGTTTTTGATTAGTCAGTCTACCAAAATGCTCAAAGAGCAATTCTGCGCTATCGTAAGCTATGCAGATTCGGCGCATGGACATAGTGGCGTAGTTTATCAAGCAACAAACTGGTCATATACTGGATCTACAGTATCACATGATTGTCTTTATTTGGTTGATGGAGTCGCAACACATCCAATGACGCTTAGAGATAAACTTGGAATTACTAAGCCAGCTATTTGGGCAAAAGAAAATAATATACAAAAAATAAAACCCATGCCCAAACACAGATATTTCTTTTTTGTTGGTTCAAAAAAACAAAAGAAACAAATGAAAGCTTCATTAAATTATGAAATCATTTCGGACTATCCTAAATCTGAAAAAAAATACTACAATAATGGAGAATATCCTTGTTCTTTCTATGAAGATCAATACAATTTAAAAAACAATGAGTAATAAAGTGCAGTTAATCGGATTCTATGGAAGCGATGAAATTATCGCCTGTTCTGCGTGGACATCAACCTCACGCGATCTTGATGAAGATAAAAAGTCGCGCATTCCAAAGTTAATCAATATGCTTTGGCGCGATGGACATGAAACTCCATTCGAAAAAGGTATGGTTCATTTCTTAGTTGATACTGAAATCGCTTCGCATATTCATCTTTTGAAGCATAGGATTTCTTCTATGAATGCAGAGTCGGCACGATATAAAGAACTAAAGGAAGATAAGTATTATATTCCGAAAGATTGGGAAAATATAAAAGCCGACACTCAAGAACTGGACTACTATCTTGCAGATAATTGGAGTGAAATCCTACAGAGATACACAGAAATGGGGAATCAGCTATATCATCAATGTTTAAAAGATCTTAAACCAACTCTAGGTCGTAAACGAGCTAAGGAAAGTGCGCGTTTCTTTAAGACATATAATTCTCAAATCCAAGCAGACATTTCTTTTAATATGCGCTCATTTGCTAATTTTTTGAAACTCAGGAACTCGCCACATGCTCAATTGGAAATCAGAGAAATTGCGGCAGAAATGCTTGACCTAGTTAAGAATATAGACGGTAATCCTTTCAAGTACACTTTAGAATCTTGGCAAAATGCTGGACAATGAATATTGTAGACTGCAATACAAAAACCACTCTCCTTCTTAATAATGCTTGGCAACCGATTACTGCTATTACGGCAAGGGCCGCTTTTGCACACCTATTAAGTCAGAATGTCACAGCCTTAGATAAAAACAATAATTTGTTTGATTCTATAGAGAAATGGAATCAGTATGCAGAATTTCATGAAGATCAACCAGTTCTTCGTAGTGCAAAACAATCTTGGAGAATCCCAACAGTTATTATTGTAACTAGTAAATTCTTTAAAAGACCAAAGAAGAAAAAACTATCCTTGTTGGAGCTAAGTAGAGTTCATGATTCTGTTTGCCAGTATTGTTTAAAAAAATTCCCATTAAAGAGTTTGACCATTGACCATATAGTTCCAAAAAGCAAAGGAGGAACTAATGAACATGGAAATAGAACTCTCGCCTGTCTAGATTGCAATCAAAAGAAATCTAATCATTCTCCATTTTTTAATATTAAAAATGAAATAGTAAAGGCTCCAGCAATTCCTAATCTTTTTCTTGAAGTAGTAAAAATTAGAAAAGAGTGGAAAACCTTTATATAATTTATTATGGGGATTTTAGCTTCTTTAATCAAATCATTGGAACTCTTTTTAAATTTAAAAAACAAATCATTTTATTATGAAATCAGAATCAAATCAAAAAATAGACAAAAAGAAATACTTGACGAAATTGAAAAGCTGCGTAATGATGGGAGCAGCTCTTCTGCTGATCACGCAGACCTCCTGCGTGAAGAACTCAAACGAGAACGTGAAGAATTGGCAAATTTATCAGCCTTCTACTTTAAGGCTCCAAAAGAATCAGCAAATTCAAACGCTTGATGGAATTTATACTCCACAAGTAAATGAAATTTGGCATTCTGATGGCAGATTCCGCAAAATAGAAAATGAATTAAATCTAAGATAAAAATTGACATAAGCAAAAATACAAGGTATTATATAAATAGATCAATTGAGTAGGAGTTACTCAGACTCAAAAGATCCTCTCTGGTTACTGATTAGAGATAAAATATCGTTCTTTAATATTTTTAAAATTTTTTAACTTTGCTCTTTAATGGGACAAGGTGCTTCATGCCCCGTGCTGTAAATGAAGTAGAATCTTGAACCGTGTATTCGGGTAGGGATTTGAACATGAAAAAGCCTACCATTAAATGAGCATCAAATAGCACATTTATGAAACTGAGTTTTGGTGTAATATAACACGCAGTCAATCTAAAAGGAATTGGTGTATAAGACTTTTAATCGCGGGTCAACCAGTAGTAGTGCTGGATCTGTCTCATAAGCAGAAGTAGTTTTGGTGCAACTCCAAAACCCGCAATCAATTTTGCAATGGAAATCGGTGAGTTAGGTGCATATTAAATTATGCATACAGGCTTGAAATTCCGTGTGGGTTAATAACCATACATTGTAGATAATAAAAAAAGCCATATGAAGGTTACATGCTTCCTTCTCCAGCTATTAGGAGTCATATAGCTAGTGCCAGTCCTGCATAACTCACTGAGAGGGTAATCCTCTATGGACAAACTATAGTAATGGTAGAGAGACTGTAGATCTCTCGTAAAGGGTTGAATGAATCACGGTTCCGCCGTTGCTGTAATCTTTTTAATAAAAATAATGAATCTCCATTTTTTGCGTCCTATGCGTTTTCTCACCGTTTTTGCGACGATGCAATCTAAGCTCAATGAGCGGAAAAAACGGATCAGGTTGATGGTGATCCAGTAAAAACCATTCTTTATTTTTAGAAGAGTAGCATATATGGAAATGCCTATAGCGAATGTTATAGGTGCCGCTACAGATGAGATTTTTCTCATTCATTGAAAGTCCCATAGCACCGATAACCGAATTAAATTTTTATCTGTCGAGAATATCTACACACGGCTGTGAAGACCTATGCTGGAGATCCGTCTGAGGCGATGCAAATCGCTACAAAGTGGCCCTTCCGTGACCCAGCGAATATGCTTTCTTATACGCGAGGGGTATAAGACTCTAAGGTCTGGCAGATAAACTAATTTTCTTATATATAACTATACAAATCCCAGTAACGCACATGGTGTGCGACCTGCCTGTTAAGCAGTGTGAGTTTGGATCGTTGCCAAAACTGGGAGCCTTTTTATGGTCCGTAAGCATAGGTAGAGATGCGCTAGTCTTGTAAGCTAGATATGTGAGTGCATGTCTCACACGGACCTCCACCTTATAAAAAAAACCTACCTTTTTCAAGGTAGGCTTTTTCATTTATGAATAAAAGACCAAAAGTAAGAATCGCACCGCACGAATCATATGTTATTACACATAAAATTTAAATTATTTGATACCAACTTAAAATTGCATTAAATTTTGCGCTAGTAGAGTCTGATGATATAGCAAAAGTATATGTATCAGATACTCCACTTAGCGTTCTTCCTAATTGTAAATGATTACTTCCAAAATCATTTAAAACTAAAGAATCAGAAGCATTTGTAATATATCCAGCTTTAACGATTGTACCTCCAGTAACTTGTGAATCAGTAACTGTATATTGAGTAGTTAAACACGTAGGATGATCTAACCAAGTTGGCGATGTAACAAATGCTGCATTTTTAATTAATGACCATTGATATAATTTTGCGCTATCACTTAATAAAGAAATTCCATTAGGTATAATTATTCCATCTAATTTTCCAGATGCCAAACGTATTGAAACAGCATTATATGATTTTCCTTTATCTCCAGCGGCTGCTGATGTGGTACGTTGAATAGTTATTGGTGATGATTCTTGATTATATGTAATTGACTCAGGATTATGTCCGCCTTCACTAATTACTGTGTTGCATATTTGTTTAATAAATGGAGATGTTGCAGTATTATTTAATAATGAGCAACGCAATGGCAAAATTGCGGTTGTCATATAAACAGTATCATTACGATTATCATTATAAAATATATGACCCAACATTAATTTTCCATCAACAACGAAACCGCAACGAACCGCTCCTACTCCTAGCCATTCTAAATCAATCCACAATATATTAGCTTTATTTAGATTCAATAATCTCCCAGAGCTACCATTTCCATCAAATGCATCACAATTCCAATTTTTTTGGCGTATTATGGTTTCTGTCATAGCTCCAGAAGCGTAACTTCTTAAAACAAATGCAGCGCCATCTTCATGTCCATCTTGTAAAAGATAAATTCCATTATAATCGTTAAAATATCCTATTTTTTGCGTAACTCCAATAGTTGACGAACTAAATACAAAACTGCTCATTGTCAACAAGCTTTTGCCAGCTTGATAATTGAAAACTAAATTGCTTTCTCTTGTGATTGAGCCTCCATTTGAAGCATTTAATTGGACAGCACTTTCATTTATTAAATAATTACTTGCAGCAGTACCACTAATTAGATTATTCCATTTTCCGTTATCATTATACCTGTGTTGACTTTCAAAAAGAGTTACTGGTTCACAGACCCTTAATCTTCCAAAAGCATCAAAATTAGTTGGTGCTTCTGAATTAGAAAAACTAAAATCACTTTTTTCAATTGGTCTGTAAACATCATTTGCGCGATCATATATACAGGGCATATTTGCCGCGCTATGGGATAATTGCCCAAGATGATTAAATGTGTACTGAGCAGACATAATTAAAATTAATTAAGGGTCAATAAAAACTTTGTTCTATTGATTGATCCAAGAATTTCGTCTCTGATATTCAAAAGATCAGTATTCTTAAACATCATCTCATATTGAGTGAGGGTTTGGATGTTGTCATTAAGAATAGAAATAAAATCACTATCGTTTAAATTACTAATTGAGAATGTTGTTCCGCCAAAATCAAAACGTCCGTAAATCCCTTGATACGTTTCAACGAATTCATCAATAGATTCACTGAGCGAATCATACAACTCACCAAAAACATTATGATTAGCAAAAGAGAACGTCTGCCAGTGAAAGATTTTGAATTGGGTTTGAAGCTGGATGAGCTTCACGACGATTCCCGATTGGTTCATTGCGATTATTTTGTTGGAGAAGTCTAATTCAATGTTCATAATTTAAATGCGTTTTATTTCATTACACTTTTTTATGAAAAAAGATTTGACTCTTGGAGTATTATTGGTAGAATAGGTTCATCAGCGAGACAATCACTGACAAAGAGGAAAAAACAAGTTGACAATCCTGCCAACTAAGAGTAAGATAAAAAAGTAAAGCGAGTATGGTGAAATTGGTAAACACTACAGACTTATATATAATTTGAGTGCCTTGCTGGAAACAGCAGGAGTAGAATTCGTCAAATTCGGTGAACGCTTTAAAATGCCAATACCGAGCCAAGCTTAGATAGAAATATCTTTGAAGGTGTAGAGACTAGACGGCGAACATCTAAGGTAGAAATACTATGATGAAGGTATAGTCCAGACCACAAAACAGAAATGGTAGTGAAAACTATAGTGGTAAGAAAATCTGTCGCCACAAGGCTTGTCGGTTCGATTCCGACTACTCGTAGAATCAGAAATTACAATACTTCCACGCAGTCTGATTTGGGTGATAGAAATATCAGCAAAATTTGTAATAAATATTGGAGATGTAGCTCAGTTGGTAGAGCAATTGGCTTTTAACCAGTTGGTCCTTGGTTCGAATCCAAGTATCTTCACCATTTTCTAAATAATGCAAAAGTGACCCGAATTGGTTAAGGGCGCGGTTTCATAAACCGTTATGGACGTGAAAGTCCTTTGTGAGTTCAAGTCTCACCTTTTGCACTTTAATTTTATACTAAACCATGATGAACTTCCATATGACAATTAGAACAAAGTAATTGGCATTTTGAAACCTCATCTAAGATATAATCTAATCTTCTATTTGATAAACTTCTTATATCTAATTCAAATTTTTTTATTGAAGGGTCTAAATGATGGAAACATAGAGCAGCAAGAGATTTGTTATAACCGCAGATTTCACAACTGCCACCTTTCATTTTAATTAAATCTCTTTTTCTAGATCTGCCTCTTTCTTGTTGAGCTTGATAATTTTGATGTTTAAAATTCGCAACAGAACATTTACATTTATCTGAACACCATTTAGTTTGTTTCCCTAATAAATCAACTTGACAATTATTACATTTTCCCATATAACTATTATACACTGATTATGAAACTTTTCATAATCTTTTAATTAAATGATCAAAATAAATAAAAAATACCTACCAAAAACTTATAGTATTGCTATCTCTGGCGGTATAGATAGTCTAGCTTGCGCTCATTTTCTTCATAAATCTGGACAAAAATTTCAAGCTATTCACTATAATCATAATCAAAGACCGCAAAACAACCTTATGCAAGAGGCTTGCGAAAGATTTTGTTCTGACTATAAAATTAATCTTATCACAGAAAAATGCTCTATTAAAATTGATAAAAATATTGAAGATGGACTAAGGAAAGAAAGATTAAAATTCTTTTCTCAAGTGGGTGGGTCAATTATTCAATGTCAGCATTTACAAGACGCTGTAGAGAGTTATATAAGTAATACTTTAAAAGGTTGCCCAGAACACAAACCAATTCAAGAATTTACTGATTTTAATTCTTTTTCTATCTATCGCCCATTCATCTTGAACATTAAAAAGAATTTTGAAAATTGGGTTGACAAAAACAATCTTTTCAACTATCTTCAAATTGATGAGAGCAACGAAGATCAAAGGTATGAAAGAAATTGGATTCGTAAAACAATCATTCCTGAAATCGAAAGTCGTAGAGGCTTAAATAAAGTAGTGCTAAAAAAATTCTATCTAAACAATAAATAAATGAATAAAAAGAATCAAAAACAAGGAGTCAAATCCAAGAAGCGTCCAGGAATTCATGCCAAAAGCAAGACCTCTCATCTAAAGAATTCAAAAAATTATAGAAAAAAGTATCGCGGCCAAGGATAATAAACAAATGGGCGGTTGGCAGAGAGGATTAATGCGCTACTCTTGAAAAGTAGAGAAGGTGAAGAGCCTTCCGTCAGTTCGAATCTGACATCGCCTTCCAATTTTTATATGAAAATCAAAGGAACATCCATCATTGAAATCGAAATCGACAAAAATGAAGAAAAAAGAATCACCATGAAAAATCTAAGAGATCTTGTTGGTTGGGAATCTTTTCATTGGGTGGATTTAAATACAGATAAATTGATGAAAAGCAAGTCATATAATTCGTCTCATAGTTGGTCTGAAGATATTCCCCTAAGAAATGCAACGGACATTGAAATCGCCATTCAAAAGATTATTAATTTCTTACGTTTAAAAGTGTAATATATTTAAATATAAAAAAAAGATGGCTTTACCAACTCCCCATAAAAAAGAAAAGAAAAAAGATTTTGTAAGTCGCTGTATCTCTGAAGTGGCCAAAGACCCCAAGTTCAAAGACAATAAACAACGCATTGCAATTTGCTATACTCAATTTGATGAAGCTAAAGCTTCTGCTGATGTTGTTGTTGGATCTGGCGATGATGAGTTTCTTGATTTCGTAGAAAAGAAGCAAAATGTTGTTATTGCTCAAGAAGTTGACCTTAATGCTCCAGAAATGGAACAAGAAACTCCAGATCAAGAATTGCTAGAATATAAGAGAGATCTTTATGAAATGGCAGTAGCATCAATCATGTCAATCAAATCTCATGCCGAAGTTGTTTTAGGCGCATTAAATGATTTAAATGTTCAAGAAAATCTTACTGAAACATGGATGCAAGGTAAACTCGCCATAGCAGAAGATTACGTTGTTTCTGTTCATAACTACGTTATGTTTAACAAAGAAAATTAAAGGGGTATACATAGATTTCGACGTGATACTCTATGTATCGCGGACTTCGGGGCGGCTCCGAAATACTCCACCAATTTTGCGTTATAAGTGTTACGGTAGCACACTAGACTTCCACTCTAATAGTGTGGTTTCGACTACCGCATAACTCACCATTTTTAATTGGGGATTAGCATAATGGTAATGCATCTGACTTTGACTCAGAACATAGAAGTTCGATTCTTCTATCCTCTGCTTTAATTCTGTCTACACAGTTTTATTTATTATTGCTTATTGAAATAAAGCAAGGAACATATCTCGGTCAGCTTCTCCTCCAGCATAAATAATGGGAGTTGTTTGTAGGATATCAATTGCAGTAGCAATATTTCCAGAAAGAATTGCTTCGGCAATCTTAACGCGAACTGGTTCCCATAGTGCTTGTTTTCCTAGAGTCATTGTTTTAAAAGCTTCTCCAGCGGCATCGTAGATCGCTTGAGCAGCTTCTATTTTTTGATGTGCCGCCAACTCCTCTGGAGTCATTGCTGCGATACGAGCAGCTTTTTGTTCTGCGCGTCTAATGACTTGCGCTTCAGCTTGTGTTTTTAATTCACCTTTAATTAAAAAGAGTGGATCTTTCGAAGAGCTAATGATGGTGGCTTGTTCATCTGTGATTTCCTTTGTTCCCTCAGTTGATTCGTTTAAAACTTGAAAGATTCTACCTGCTGGTCCTGTAATTGCGTATTTCATAATGGTTATAGTCTTAAAGATTTTTTATCCAGTCAAACTTCTGAGCTAATCCTTCAGAGAGTTGGCGACCAAGAGTGTCATGCCAATCAGGAACGAGCGGTTTGACTTCTGAACGAACTTCGTGATCGCCGTAAGGCCAACCAAGTTCATGTTCTTGGGTATATTGTTCTACATTGGTAATGTTGTGAATGAATGGCTCCATGCCAAGATATGTCCACACCTTTGCCATCGTATTTTGAGGATCACTTGTAAGGTCTTCAGCATGGACAAAATGAACTCTATCTTTATGAAGACGAGCAAGTTCATAAAGACGCTGAACAGCAATTCCGACAGGAGCGGTATCAAGCCAGAATTGGCATCTACCCTCTACTGTTTGAATTCGCCCCGTATCTTGTTGGCTCATTTCAAGCTGAAACTCAGGATGCTTTTGAAACTTCTTTTCCATGCTCGAAAGCACACCGCGAATATCGCGCACTGGAACGAGCAGTTTAGCGTCAGGAAATAATTTAAACAATAGATTTGCGCTACCAATCCATGAGCGGCACTTGTCAATAACAATTGGGCGATCTGTTAAGTTGTCGAATGAGGCCGCAATACCCGCTCGCATAAAATCTGAGAATAATTGTTCCCCATCTTTTGGTTGAGGAATAGAACGGAATTCTTCCGTTTTGAAAAATGCTTTGCTTAAATACATAATCTCATGAACGCCGCTTGTTGCAGTGGCATGGACAAGGGGATTTTGCGCTAAAAGATTTTGGAGTAATGTGCTGCAAGCCCTTGGGAGTCCTGATGTGAAATGTATTTTTTTCATATTTTATATATTATAATAAATATATTTTAAATTTCAAATCAAAGGTCATATACTACAGTAAGTCCATTATAAGTTTCTGCGTATCCACTTGCGCCACTTGGAACATGGATAACTGCTGGTGATACTGCTGTCATACCATAAAATGCATATGAGCTAATGGCAGGTGCGGTAGCTCGATTAATATTGATTCGTGTTATGTTGGAGCAGTTTGAGAACGCTCCTTGTCCAATCGTAGTGACTGAATTTCCAATAGTTAAAGATCCAGCAAAATTAGAGCAGAATTCGAACGCATAGTCTCCAATTGTAGTAACTGAATTGGGAATAGTTAAAGATCCAGCAAAATTAGAGCAGAATTCGAACGCATAGTTTCCAATTGTAGTAACACTAGAGCCTAATGATAATCCTTTTAAAGTCGATTGACCAATAAATTGTGAATATCCAATATCCCCAAGATATGCTTTCACTGTGTCATCAGCTTGAATGATTAGTGTTGAGCCAAGTAGATTTTCTGTTTTTATACCTCCAAGAACGTTTACGGCTTCAGTCTTATTAGCTGATGCTAAGAATTGAGATACGTCTTGGGATGCTGTTAATTTAGTCATTTAATTAGAGGTCGTAAACGACGGTTAGTCCATTATAACTTGCGGCGTATCCAGTTGCGCCAACTGGAACGTGGATGACTACTCCTGCTGTCATATTTGAAAATGCAAACGAGCCAATAACGGGGGCGGTAGCTCGATTAATATTGATTCGTGTTATTTCAGAGCAGTAGCGAAACGCACTGGTTCCAATATTACTGACTGTATTAGGAATATTCAAAGTTCCTGTAAGACCAGAGCAGCTTTGGAACGCACCGTTTCCAATCATATAGACTGAATTTCCAATAGTTAAACTTGTAAAACCAGAGCAGCTTTGGAACGCATTAGTTCCAATCGTAGTAACTGAATTAGGAATGATTAAAGATCCTGTGAATCCCCTACACAAACCAAACGCACTAGTTCCAATCGTAGTAACTGAATCAGGAATGATTAAAGATTCTGTGAATCCCCTACACAAACCAAACGCATGAGTTCCAATCGTAGTAACTGAATTAGGAATGATTAAAGATCCTGTAAAACCGTAGCAATTGTAGAACACATAACTTCCAATTGAGGTGACTGAATTTGGAATGGTTAGAGAACCGTCGAAACCATAACAGCTTCGGAATGCATTAAGTGCAATTGACGTGACTGAATTTGGAATAGTTAAAGATCCTTTAAAACCATAACAGCCAGTGAATGCTGCTTGTCCAATTGTAGTGACTGAATTTCCAATGGTTAAACTTGTGAAACCATAACAACCACTGAATGCTGTACCTCCAATTGAGGTGACTGAATTTGGAATAACCAAAGATCCTATGAAGCCAGAACAGGCACCAAATGCAGAGTCTGCAATCGTAGTAATTAAATTTGGAATAGTTAAAGATCCTGTGAAACCAGCGCAGCCTGAGAACGCACCGATTCCAATCGTAGTAATAGAATTAGGAATAGTTAAACTTGTAAAACCACCGCAGTTGCGGAATGCATAACCTCCAATTGAAGTAACTGAATTAGGAATAGTCAAAGAACCTGCGAAAACGCAGCCGTCGAACGTGCGGTCTGCAATTGAGGTGACTGAATTAGGAATAGTCAAAGATCCTGTAAAACCGTAGCAGCCGCTGAATGCATAACCTCCAATTGAGGTGACTGAATTTGGAATAGTTAAAGAACCAGTAAAACCAATGCAGCCGTTGAATGCATCGCTTCCAATGGTAGTGACAGAATTGGGAATGGTTAAAGATCCTGTGAAACCATTGCACCCATAGAACGCACTGCTTCCAATTGTAGTGACGCTAGATCCCAGTGATAAACCTTTTAAAGTCGATTGACCATTAAATTGTGAATTACCAATATTACCAAGATATGCTTTGACGTTGTCAGATGCATCAGCAATTAAAGTCATGGCAACAAGATCTTTTGTTTGCGCCAATCTAAGAGCCTCTACAGCCTTGGCTTTATTGGCTGAAGCTAAGAATTGGGATATGTCCTGTGATGTTGTTAATTTAGCCATTTGATTAGAGATTTTTTACAACTGTTACTGTTCGCCCACCAATTGTATCAGTTCCCGCCGTCCAAGTGGTATCAGATGCGCGAGCGTTAATGGTAAATGGTGTAGCGGTTCCCGATAAAAGATTTGATTGATTGATGATTGTTTTTGTGACATAGCAATTTAATGTGTTTAGTGAGGAGCAGCCTTGGAACGCACCGCCTTCAATGCTAGTGACGGAATTGGGAATAGTCGAACTTGTTAAACCATTGCAGCCTTGGAACGCACTGTATCCAATCGAAGTGACTGAATTTGGGATAGTTAAAGATCCAGTGAAACCACCGCAGTAGTAGAATGCATAGCTTCCAATCGTAGTCACTGAATTAGGAATAGTTAAAGATCCTGTAAAACCAGCGCAATAAAAGAACGCAGCATCTCCAATAGTAGTAACAGAATTTCCAATGGTTAAACTTGTGAAACCAGAACAGTTGTAGAACGCAGCATTTCCAATCGAAGCGACTGAATTACCAATAGTCAAAGATCCTGTAAAACCATTGCAACTGTAGAACGCCTGATCTCCAATTGTAGTGACTGAATTTCCAATGGTTAAAGATCCTACTAAACCACCGCAGTAGTAGAATGCATAGTTTCCAATAGTAGTAACTGAATTTCCAATGGTTAAACTTG